GCCGGGGTGTAGAAGTAGGCATAACGGACAGCATTCGTTCCATCGCTCAGGTTAAGGGTCGTCACTCCACCATTATTGCTAATCGGGACATCTAGTTCCACCTGTGGAAGAAGGTTGCTCAACCGGAACTCGAATCCCATGAACACAAATGCTGTACCCTGGAAGAGAGGTTTACCTTCATTGAAGTCAATGCTGGTAAAACGAGTATCGCTACTGTCAGCCATAAGACTGTAGAACTGATTCGGGTGCAGCACACAGATGTATGGCATACCCGGCATCAAGGCGTCGTTCGCATCCAACTTCTGTCGGGCACGAATCAACTTCTCAATATTGAACTCAGTTACAGAAGCAGCAATATCAGTTACCGCCTCTGCCGCCATGTCTACTGCATCGTTAACACGGGTCAGTGCTGCTTCTCCACCTAGGGCGACAGTGCCATTATCACCCGTCGTAAATGTAACCAATGCTGTGGTATCCTTCCTTGAGTCTGTTGTGGTCTTTGCTAACTTGCAACCGATCTCAAGGCCTTCATACGCATCGTATGCGTCAATGTCAAATGTATCGGCAACGACCTTGAATGACCCAGTAGTCGCAGTTCCATACGCAGTAGTGGTGTTGACTGTAATGCCATTACCAGTACGAGTCTGGACAAGAACGCTCTTTGAAAGTGCGTCCAGAATCAGGAGATCCTTCTTCTGGTTGAAGATCGCAGCAATGTTCGCAAGGTACATTCCGTCAGGTGCGATAGCCTTTAGAAGCCCTACCTCGTCACGGGGATCAAAGAGTTCAGCATACTCAAACCACTGAGGTTCGATCAGCCTACGCTCTGAGTCCGTTGCACCATACTTCTCGTCTGTTCCCCATTCACCAAAACGTGCCCTCGTTTTGAGTTTGGAAACGTTGTGCTTGAGGTATTTATCGAAGGACTTTACTTCACCTTCAATGCTTTCTTGCATGAGGGTGTCGGAAAGAAGTGAATCATATTGTTGGATCTGGAGTCTAACCAGATCGGTGTATACCTGCTTGTACAGGTTGGAAACACTATAGGCATCAGTGGGGTCAAAAAGCGTACCCCCGCTGCCAGCCAGATTTCCAAGGTCGGTCGCCATGATGATAACCCTTTCATTGACAACTGTTACATTGTCGAAGAGTTATCGGTCATCCGGCTCTTCTTGGCTTGTACGCAAGCCCAGGATCGGCAGTCTTTCCCGCTGGCAGTCTGGCCTCTCGGTTATCAGACAGGACAAGTAGTTATCATAAACAACTATTTGTCAAGTTCTTTTTCTAATATCTCCTACCAGCCTTAACCGAAAGAATAGACTTTCCTAGATTGTGATCAAATTCTTTCTTCAGGCTTTCAGTAGTAGGGTAGCGATTCGACCATGCTCCTTTACCGGAGGACAAACCAGCATTAATATCATTCCAGAATCTCATAAGCGATCCTGTATTTCTGTCGTTCCATGTTTTTTGTCTTTTACTTATAAAGTCTTTAAGACCAAGAATGTATTGACCACTCCTACCTGAAAGAGGAAGACTAGGAGGAGATGCGTTATACATATCTCCCTTTGGATCTCCGTCAAAATCGACGGGTGATCGGTTTCCAAGACTACTGGGTTTTGGATCTCTGCCAACGATTACAGTTGTGGTTAATCGTTTTTCAAGACCACTAAGGGAGGCCCGAGGGGGGGTAAATGACGGGGTTGTAGGTCTTTTTGAGAAACTTTTCATTGAGAAGATTTGCTCTGCAAGTGTGGCAAATGAAGGAGGAGTAGGCTTGAGTGTCGGTCTACGGGGAGGGACACTAGAAGATTCGTTTAATCCTGTGTATCTATCTGGGATTACTGCATAAGAATAAGAGTCTTTACTTACAGCAATTGGAGAAAAGAGGGGAGATCCAGACTTAGCAGTATATCCTCGACCACGACTGGGAATCGGGTTCTGGATGATCTGTTCATCTGATCTTGGATTCCTTGTCCACCTGTGTATTTTCTTTGCCATGATCTATCCTCTAGCCCAAGGCGATTGTTTGTAAAGTTTCTCGTCTGTAATCCCACTAAATCCTGCCTTCATTAGAGTCTCTTGGATCTCCATGAACTCAGGGTAATGCTCTTCGTAGTCAGGGTTTCTCGGGTTTTTGATGGCCCCGATCTTCGCAATCTTCCTACCCCTTGCAGCCAATGCTGCGTAGTCTGGCTCGAAGTTGCTTCCACTTGCACCGCTTGGAGTTGCTTCGTCTGACATATTCTCTCCCATTCTCACCATGAAATCCATTATCTCCGGGTGGTGTCCCATACCTGTGGCAGTAAACACCTCATTCAGTTCTGGGTTCTTCTGTACTATATTGTTATATGCCCTTTCTGCAAGGGCTGATTTCGAATCGAAGTCAGGGCCGTAACGATCTCTGGCTGTCTTCTTCCAGGAATCTACTGTCTCTTGCTGAAGTTTGTCTGCCGATTCAGTCCTCTCCCTTTCAAGATTCGCTAAAGGAGAGACCATTTCATTCCACTGTTCGGTCGTCAAACCACGGTCCAGAGCAGACTTCCTCATGTTCTTTAGTGTGCCAGAGAACTCCTCGCTGGTGTTTTCTGGTATTCGGTATCCGTCCTCCTCTGAAGGGGCACCTAGACTTTGGTAGAATCCAGACCACTCTTCACTCCCAGCATCCCCTTGAGGGACTCTAGTAGTCTCACCCATCTTCTTACTCAGGTTGTGATAGGACTTAGCCAGATCCTCTACAGAATCAAACTTGCTGATTAGAGAATCCCTACCGTCCATATCAATGGGAAGGTTTTCATTGAGATCGCTCATTTGGAATCCTCTTCTCTCATTCTTTTGCCCTGCCTTATGAGGGCTATTATTTTGTAATAGGCAGATCTAGATCCCTGCCTTTTAGCAAAAGCAATCGGGTCTATTGGGATTCGTTCTATACGACCCGCTGCCTCTAAATCTTTATTCATCTTTTCTTCTGGCTCTAGAGTTTCTTCTACATGAAGAACTTTTCGTAGATAGTCTAGAACCCGTTGCCCTTTCTCTGTTTTAAAAATCTCTTCTGTTTCAATTAGGAAAATCTTATCTTCTTTATTAAACATTATTTACCAGAAGTCTGGTTCAGTGTTTTTAACCCAAGATTCCAACATTGATTTCATCCTTGCTGGATTCATCGGACGACCTGTTGGACTGGTTAATCTATTCACCCTAGACATCTGTTGGTTAATAAAACTTTGTCCATATCCTGGAGGTGGTGGAGGCAACTTTCCCGCAGGCCATTTACTTCCCCTAACTAATGCTTCTTTGCCCATCTTGGTAGTTCCTTTTACTGCCTCCGCCATTGCTTTTTTGATTACTATGGGTGTGGCGTCTTCCAGGATATGCAACGCATTTCCTAACCGTCCTTCAGGAAAGCCCTGATTCACCACCTTTCGCCAGTGTCTCCAATTTGACGCAGCATCTCCCACAGGAGTACCACGCACATGACCAGGATACCTCAGTACGGCACCCGTAGACCCCGACGGTGTATGTGCCACTTTGGGGAGTATAGCCTTTATCACTGAGGCACTCTTCCCGCCAGTTGCTACAACTGCTGTGGCGGCTCCTGCTGCTTTTAGAATTGCCCTTCTTGCTGGATTAAACGGTTGGGTTTTGAACAATGTATTTATCACTGCTTTCCCTACCCTTCCAGTAACTCTAAGAGCAGGACCAACCGGAACAACAAAAGAAGCAATTTCTAGACCGAGTGACGCACCTTTCGCCTTTGCTGATTGCGTTCCTCTTACAGCCTCTTCTAGTTCCTTACCTTTGAATCCTGCGTTTTGAAAAGCAATCCTGTCGTACATTAGTCCTTTATCAAATGCCATATTAGATTCCTTCTGGCTCAGGTGGAGGTGCCTGTTGGACAGGGGCTTGCTGTGGTGCCATCTGTGCCATTTGCTGCATCTGTTCCATTTGCTGTTGCATCATTTGCTGCTCTGCCCTTGCGTTCCTGATTGCAGATACCTCTTCCTGACTCCTGATTATTTGGGCAGGAATGTCACTGTGCATAGCATCATAGTTGGCAACAGCACTGGAGTTGATGTCATCCAGGTAAACCTGATCCTGCGTTACTTCATACATACCTAAACGACGCTCCATAAACGCTTGCACACGATTGACTCCGCTTTGCCTTTGAGCAGTAAAGAAAGGTGATTGATACACAATCTCAAATTCTGCATCGGGAGCCATTTGCTGTAACAAGTCGAGTTCTGGTAATGCACCTCCACGATGCATTAGATCAATGATTGATTGAATCAACGGGTCAAGGAATTCGTAGTTCACTGTATCTGCCGAAGCACTCAGTCTTGCAAGTGCCCTACTCTGTCTCTGTCTGCTTTCCTCTGCTGATCTAGGTTGAGTATCTGGATCATTAAGTATGTCACCAAGGAATGCTTTTTGAATTTGCTCTCTGTCTTGTCGAGCGATTAGGTCTGCTACTGCGTAGTTAGTATCTGACTTCAAGTATTGTGGACTCATTTTAACTGCTGGTCTTGTCACCATTAGGCCGTTAGGAGTTATATCCAATTCGACTACAGTGTCATGCTCTACCATGAGTGGGGGATTAAGATCCTTGCCAGCAGCAATTAGGATCTGTCTACGCAGTTCATTGATCCCCATTGCGTCTGCTCTTGCTAGGTGTCCCCTCCCCCTGCCATACTCTTCACCGTCTACTGTCATCCACCTTGCAACGATATAGGGGCAGGTATCATACCCTCCCTCTCGAATGATCATTGCATTTGAAGATCCACTACTACCAACAATGCCAGAAGCGTTACTCACTCCTGACATATAGATACTTGTAAATTTCCTGTTGTCAGATGATATGACTCCATTGGGAATGAAGTTCTCATTTTCAAAGCAATAGTGCAGGAATGAAACCTCTCCCATCATATCGCCCGATGCCAACTTCTGTTCAACATCCTGACCAGCAGCACCCTGGAAAAACCGGAAGGCATCTATGGCAGTCATTGTGATTTGACGAACCAGGAAGTCTGGCCTACCAGTGTTACCTATCTGCCACCACATATCTGCAATGGGGATAGATTCAAAGATTAAACCACCAAAGGTTTCATTCTTAGTACCTAGTTGTGGAGTGAGTTCCCTTACATGGATCGTTGCATTTCCAAGGACTGAAAAGTCTCTGAGGAATCCAGAACTCTCCTTATAGAAGTTGCTGTCCGCTAACGCTCCAAGGATTCGTTCACTTACGAAATCTAATACTTGTCTAACTTCTAGTATGTCTGCGAATGGAGGCTTTGCTCTAAGTCTTACCCAGTCGTTTCCAGAGGGTATGATTGCACCCTTGATGAAGTTAACAAAGGAATCGGCTGCATTC